CTCCGCGTTCGTCACCATCACGCCGCAATGCTTTGGCGACGTCGCGACCGAGCTCTGCTCGCGCTCCAAGCATCCGGAGTGGGACGTCACCATCGAGCCGTTCGTCAAGCGCAAGTGCCCGAACTGGTCCCGCCTCGTCGTCGAGTTCATCGAGCACTACATCGAGGACGCGGCGGCGCACGACCCTCGCCGCACACGTTCGACGGAATGGTACAAGGCCAACCGCGCCGCGTTCGCCGATGTCGTCGTGCTCGATCCGAAACAGTACGACGAGACGATGGAGGTCGACGCGATCCACCACATCCTGAACTTGCGCGCCCGCCTTGGCGCCCAGGCGTTCGACGCCGAGATCATGATGAAGGTCAGCGATTCCGCGTCGGAGCTTGAGATCAACGCCGACACGGTTGCCGAGCGCTTGAACGGCGTACGAGAGAACGTGCTCCCCGCAGGCACCGATCAGCTCGTCGTCTTCTGCGACGTCAACATCACGAAGAATCGCGGCCTGTCATGGGCCGCCGTCGCATTCGGCCCGCACCGCGTCGCCGCCGTCGTCAACTACGGCCGCTTCCCGGAACACGGCCCCCTGGTGCCGCCCAATTCGTCCGATCTCGTCCGCAACCGTCTCGTCGCGGCAGGCATCCGTTTCGTCGTCGACAAGATCGCAGGCCTTGATTTCCGGGACGCGAAGAACCGGCGCGTCCGCCCGCTTGCGCTTGGCTTCGACCGTGGATATCTGCCGGCGGTCATCCATCGCGCGCTGTTCGTCATTCGCAAGACGGTGCCGCTCCCCTTCCCGCTCGTCGCGATGCGCGGATTTCCGTGGGACAAGTTCGGCGTCCGGGAGAAGGATACGCTGCGGCGCGGCGACCATGTGTTCGCGACGCGATCGCAGTACGGCCAATACCTCGCGGAGATGGCCCCCTATTGGCGCGAGATAATGCAGTCCGGATTCCTGGAAACCCCGCTGCAGGCGGGTTCGCTCTCCCTGTTCGGCAAGGATTCCGCCCGCCACTTCGAGTTTGCGACGGAAATCTGCAACGAAAAACTGATCCGCAAGTACACCGTCCCCCGCAACGGCAAGACAATCACCGCCTGGGACTGGCAGACCCTAGGCGAGAACCACTTCTGCGATTGCCTGACGGGGTGCTTTGCGCTCGCGTCCTGGTATCACGCGTACGACAACCTTTCGCAGATCATCGACGGCGTCGTCGCCGCGCCAGTCTCGCAACCTCAGCCGAACGGCGACGAGATCGCGCCGCACAAGTTCCACCAGGACGATTTGTTCGACCCGATGCGGAACGGGAACATCGTCGCCGACTACAACGGCGAGGCCGACGAGACAGAGGGAACGCTCGACCCTGACGTCGCGCCCTTCCCGGGCGACGCCGAAAACCGCGCAAACCCTCTTGTCGAGGCTTCGCCGCTTCCGAAAAAGCCGCTAGTCCGCCACAAAATTCAGCGCCACAAGTTCAAGCGCGGGAGGTATCGCAAATGATTGTTCGTTATATTGAGGTATGTCCGGGCTGCGGACAATGGAACCCCTGGATCAAGGTCTCGTCGCGGGTGGTCAAGGGCCGTCGCCGCCAGTACGTCAAGTGCCGTCGCTGCGGCCGCAAGGAGACGGTCGAGTACCGGATGCAAGACGGCTCTGCGCCCGAAACGGGCACAACTTCGCCCGCCTAGCGCCCGATTCGGGCACAATTTTGCGCGGCGGAAATTTTCTCGCCGTTTTTTATGCTACTCTTGTACGCGTGATGACCGCACTACAAAGAGACAACTTGATCAAGAACAAGGCGAGGTACACCGTTTGGATCGGTGAGCTCGATCGCGTCGTCCGCGAAATCTCCACGAACGGCACGGCTAGTGCGACGATTTCCGCCGCTGGCGGCTCCAAGAGCTACACGCGCATGGACATCGCCAAGCTCCAGGAGCTCCGCACCGAATACGCCGAGCGCGTGAGCCAAATCAACAGGCGCCTTGCCGGCGCTCCTTCGACCGGCGTCCGGCGCGTCATGATTACGAGGTGCTGACATGTTGTTCAAACGCCGAAAAGCATCGCCACGTGCCAAGTTCGCCGACCTTCCGAGGGACGAGCAGAGGCGCATCGCCGCGACCATAATCGGCGGGATGCGCAAGATGGGCTATTTCGGGCGCGGCGGTTATCGCACCGTCCACGGCCCGGACCAGATGAACCGCCCGCGCATTTCGGCCGAAACCGAAGGCGAGGTCGGCCAGCTCACGATCACGGAGCGCAACCGTCTCGTCGCCCTGGCGCGGAACGCCGCCAGGAACAGCGACCGTCTCGAAGGCCTGTTGCACCAGATCGAGGTCAACGCCGTCGGCGTGAACGGCGGCAAGGCCGTCTTCGAGTTTCCGGACAAGTTCAAGGCGGAGGCCGACAAGATCAAGACGGCGTTCGCGAATTGGGCGCAAGAGGCCGAATACTTCGAGGACCTTGACTTGCAGGACATCCTCAAGCTTGCCCTGCGGACGCAGATGCTTGGCGGCGACGTGGTGCTCGTCTTCGACGACGACATCACGCGCGCGTCGACCGGCCAGGTCATCGCCTTCGAGCCCGACTGCATCGGCAACCTCAGCGGATTCGAAAGGCGCTACCCCGGCCTCAAGCAGTACCAGGGCATCGTCAAGAACGCGAACGGCAAGACAATCGGCGTGACGGTCTCGTGGTCACAGCGCGGCCTTGCCGAATACGACGAGAGGGATTCCGAGGGACGTCTTTCTGCCTGGACGCTTATCAAGCCGGAAGGCCTGCGCTGGCGCGATTCCGTCTTCACGATCTTTCGCGGCGTCGGCCGCTTCAACCAGATGCGCGGCAGTTCCCGCCTTTGGCCCGGCCTTGGCACCGTCGCCGACCTCACCGACCTCCAGGGCTTCGAGGTCCAGGCGTCCAAGCACGGCGCGCAGAAGATCGGCCAGATACTCCAGACCGAGGAAAAGAACGACGCCGACATTTCGTCTGAGCTGGACCCGGACGCAGAGGCGCCCATCGGCACCGACGACTACCAGGCGGCCGTCGACGCGGCGAGGGAGGCCGCCGAGGATGCGGACCAGATGAAGCTTGAGACCGAGGAACTTGACTCCGCCGGAATCCTGTACGACATAATGCCGCCAGGCCTGAAGATGGAGCTGCTTAGCACGTCGCATCCGAACGAGAAGCTTGTGGAGTTTTCCACGTGGCTCCATCGCGGCGTCGGCTACGCGCTCGGCCTTGGCTCCATCCATGCGACCGGCACGGCCGCGAGCTCTTATTCCGCTTCGCAGGCCGAAATGGTCCTTGCTCAAATCGAGTTCGACGACGAGTTCCACAAGCTGGAAAAGTACGTCCTCGACTGGGTGCTCGCGAATTGGTCCCGCTGGGCTCAGCGTCGCGGCATCATCCCGAAAGACGACGCGCTGCCGGAGGATTGGCGGCGCACCTGCGTCAAGTGGCAACAGCCGCCGCACCGCTCGCTTGATCCCGTCAAGGAACAGACGGCGATCAATTCGGGATTGAAGAACGGCACAATTCTCTATCGCGAGAAGTGGGGTCCCGACTGGAAGGAAAAGGCCCTTGCGTTCGGCGAGGAAATCGAATTTTTCAAGGCGCACGGGATTCCGCACCTCGCCTTGCAAACGGTAAGCGGAAGTGAAATCGTCACCGAAAAGGAGACAGAAGACAAATGAGCAGGAAAAAATTCAGCCTAATTGGTGAGATCACCAATTTCGACTATCACGGGCAATGGGGCGACTACAATTCGCCGAGACCGCTCAAGGCTTTCCTTGAATCGCTTTCGGACAACGACGTCGCCGAAATCGAGGTCAACTCGCCCGGCGGCAGCGTGGTCCAGGGCGTGGAGATGGCGAACGCAATCAAGAATTGCAAGGCGAAGGTCGTCGCCCACGTCACCGGCATTGCGGCGTCGATGGCGTCCGTAATCGCTTGCGCCTGCGACAAGATCGAAATGGAAGAGGCGTCTTTCATGATGATTCACGATCCCTGGGGCTACGCCGAGGGCAATGCCGAGGAAATGCGCAAGGAAGCGAAGCTCCTGGATCAGATGAAGGCCGTAATCATGTCGTTCTATCGCGGCAAGTTCAAGGGGCTTACCGACGAGCAGATTGCCGCTCTCATGAGCGACGAGACATGGTACACCGGCGCGGAGTGCAAGGCGAACGGGCTTGATTGCGAAGTCATAAAGAGCGACGTTCGGGCGGCCGCGTCCATCGTCGGCCACAAGTTCGCGAAGATCCCCGACGCCGCCAAGAAGTTCCTCGATTCCAAGGAGCTCACCGACGAGGGCCGCGCCGAGATCGAGGCCGCCCGCGCCAAGGCCAAGGCCGAAAGCGCCGCCGAAAGTTCCACGGGGAACAAATCGCGTCTCTTGCAGGATTATCTCGACGATCCTGAAAAGGCGTTTTCGCCGGCGGACTACAAGGCGATTCTCAAGGAGCTTGACGCCGAGGGTTTCGCCGCTCGCTACAAGGGCGCGTCCAAGAAGATCAACGAGCTCCAGGCGAAGCTCGACAAGGCCACGCTCGACACCGTGGACCATGCCGCCGTGTGCCAGGCGCGCAATGCTGCGGAAAAGGCCCTTCAGGATTTCAAGGATCAGGTCAAGCAGACGGGCTATGAGAATCTCGCCGCTCTCATCGGCGCGGTGAGCGATCTCAAGGCCAAGCTTGATACAAGTGCTAAAGACCTCGCGAACGCCCGTGAGCAGCTTGAGCACATGAAGTCGACGCGCGACCTCCTGACCGGTAGCGTGCTCACGCCGTCCAACGCCGCGACGAAGTATTCGTCGTTCGCGGAGGCGGTCGACGACATCGGCTACGTGGCCGCGTGTCAGAAATATCCGGAGCTAAAGGCGGCGTACCGGCGCAAGAAGTAAGCCGGGCGTTCCATCGCTCCA